CTGATTTTGCACATACTATAATAATTTTGCTATCGAAAAATGTACTCAAATATTGAAAATACTACTTCTAAAGCTCTTAGCACACCAGTCTCCAAAGACTGTATTGCTCAAACTCTCGCCTCTGATATTAAAGGATCGACGCGAACCCCAACCCCCCTTAATTGTGAAACTTTACTTACTGTGGTCCATGATTCAACATCTGCACCCGATTTATATTGCAACACCCCCAACCCAAATCACCCCCCCGAGACTTTCGCACATGCGATTGACTACAAAACAAACCAAGCCTATTTACAAAGAAAGCTACCTTTTGCGCCTCTCTCGTACTATGAGGGGGAGGCATTAAGAAAAATACCAGTTTATGAAAGACTAGGTAGATACACACCGTATTCACCTTATTTTCCGTTCTTCCAAGAGCGTATGGTGGGAAATTTCCTATCTATAATAAATAAATGGGCAACAACAGGGACATTGCTCCGCATGTTAAAAAACCCACAATTTAAAAAACTCGTTTCTAATGAGTTTTTTAAGAACAAAACTGTTGTGATTTCTCGAAATCACAACACAGAAGCGAAAATCACGTCTTACCGATGTGATCGCACCTTACCCCAGCATATTATGCGATCCTGTCCTGCCTTGTTTTATTGGTTGAAAGATAAGAAACAACCTCCCCCCCCCGTACTATTACAATACACGGAAGAGGAGAGTTGGCTATCTGAATCAACCTATGAAATTGATGGACATGGAATGTCTGAGCTTGTTGTCAACATGAAGAGTGTAACACCTTTTGTGATTACGTCAGTCGCATATCATTGGAATGGAAAATCGACTGGCTTAGTTACTGGAATTGTTTCTGGCATTGGTGTATACAGTGCGATGACAATTGCACGTTCTCTTTGGCCTCTAAATAAAGAGGACATTACTAAACATATTCCTAAAGCAATTGGAATAGGTGTTGGTAGTGGTGCTATGCAACCTTTTTCGTCAGTATTGCTTCCTATCGCCGAGTTTTATAAAACGGTGGATAAACATTGCTGTGATTTGATACCTTTTTGGGCCAAACTCCCTGAGTTTTTGCGCAACATATTGATTTCGTTTGTCGGAGCATGTGCGTTATACGCAATGTTTAAGACAGGCAATGCTATTGCCGCATATATTGCTCATCTTGTTGGAACATGGCTGGACAAACCTAGGAAAAATGAGATTGATGGGCATGCTATTACGCCGATCATATGTGCATGCGCACTTTTTTCGACAGTGGCAACTAATTATGATGCCGCCCGAAGCATGAATATGTTTCGAAGTTTGTATTCAACATCTAAAGTGTTGGAGTCAGATTTTTCTGTTGAAACATCACTTAAAAAGTGGACAAATTCAATCTGTACATGGGTTGGACTTGATAACATTTTTGAAACTGCTGATCTTACTGTAGAGTGGGACAGCGCTTATGCTGACTATCTAGCAATAGAAACGATAGAAAATTTGGATGTGGCAATGGTAACTGATCATACGTTACCGCAGCGCACCCGAGAAATTTCCAAGCGATTAAATGAGCTTGAGAGGATAATGCGATCATGCAGACAAGTACCGGCAAATTATAAGTCCACTGCTTCAGTTGTTTGCTTACGCGCTAATCGTCTACTCAAAGAAATTGTACGGAAAAACAGCCGTTACTCTGATCGAACCGAACCCTTATGGTTAGATTTTAGAGGCCCGCCTGGACAAGGCAAAACCGTATCCGCAGATGCAATAATTGCAACCGTGTTTTATATGCTCTTTCAAAGAGCCATTGGTCCTGCTGATAGGTGTTCAAAAGCACCTTCATCACAGTATTGGAATGGTTATCATGAGAGTGTATGGGTGGTTGTGTTACAGGAATTATGTACGTGTGCTATACCGGACAAAAATATTCCTGATATTTCCTTTTTGCTTAGTGCAATTGGAAAGGATTATTGTCCTTTGGATATGGCTGACGTTGAGTCAAAAGGAACCATGGGATTCTGTTCACCGCTTATAGTTTCAACTGGAAACGGTGATTACAGTAGTGCTCCCATTCAAGAGAAGAGCGCTATTCGACGACGTGTTTCTTTTCCGTTAGAAGTGGTGAAGGAAAAATCTATTCCTCTCAACCCTACATTAGCAGACTTTGATGCTGCGTGGTCTTTTAAGGCGTCAGATGAATGGCTTAAGTTTCCCACTGAATATGTGGGAGTCTGGAAAGACCTCATATCTGATGTCGAGTTAAAAGACAGACGATGGCGCTTTTCGCAGATTGTTGCTTATGTTCTTGATGCGTTAAATGCCCATAAACAAGAGGTGTCCTACTCATCGTATGCCAGTGCCTTGGCTGATGCAATGCAAAGTCCCGCGCGTGTAGTCCTCCCTAATGTTAGCCATATTAATGGTGAGGCAACCGGAGATTACGGTGAGGTATATACCTTGAATGGGGCATGTATCGTAGACACGGGATATAATATTATCCATGTTGGTTCTGATGACGTGGAAACGTGTTATGCTTACGGTGAAGAAATGTGTCCTAAACTTCTCACTGAGGCAGCGTGGCATAAACATCCTGCGGTACATTCCCAAATTGCCGGTTATTTAGCCGCCATTGGTCGTGGAGACAGGTTTAATGTGTTGTCTGAGTTGTACCCTGCTGATGATGATGACGGTTTTTATTTTACCGTTACTCCAACGATGTTGGGTCATGAGTGTGTGGAAAAATTTACCGCTACATGTGAGTCTGTCAGTGTTAAGAATATGTGGGGCAACTACGTAACGAAAACATGGCAAGACCAGTTTGACCTCAGTGACGTGTCATACGTTAAAAGTCGAACATGTAATGATCCTTCTAAAGGATTTGCTGTTTATATGTTAGATGAGGACGGTGGTACCTATATGCCTTATGTTATAGATCATACTGAAGTAAGGCGAATAACCGATTTAGGTGCGTATTTTTATATGGTACCTGATGAAAAAGTTCCTTATGTTAGTCATAAAGTAATGGGTGATATGTGTTCAGTCATTAATCTTGCGGGACCTGCTTTAAGGTTCGAAGATGAAACTGTGGCTGGCTATGTCACTGATACTGCTTTATCTGCACTTGAGACTTTCAAGTCATGGATACGGGAGTTTAATGTCGAAACCTTGATTGCAATTGCTGTAGGTGTTCCAATAGCAATTAGTACCGTTGTGGCGTTAACTTCTTTATTATCTGGTCCTAAGCAAATTATGGGTCAAAGCCCTGATAAAGCTGAAAGATATGATCCGCGCGATAATGATACTCATGATGAGGCTTTCCTGTCCAAGAAAGGTAGAAGGCACATTAAGGTTGTGTCGCCGTGGGATTCACATCACCAACCACAGAAAAAGACTCGCCATTATGAGGGCGATGATATTGACTGGTATGGAGATGATGACTCCGGTGCCATACATGGGCATTCTGGTAATGATCCAACAGGTTTTGTACGTAATTTGCGTAAAATAAGTGTTGCAGGAACAAATTCTGTGTGTTGGGGTCTACTTATAGATGCCAGTACAATGATTTCTGTGCGACATGTTTTTTATAATGGTGGTGCTTTAAGTGTATTTACTACGTCTGGTGTACAGAGGTCCACAACTTATACACCGTCACAATATACGGTCGTTGCCTCAGAGGGTAATGACTTGGTATTGATTCGGTTTAAGACTCCTCTTGTAGGCGTGAGAAGTATCATGAAACGTATTGTTCCTGAGTTGCACATCCC